ATAATAACGCCCCGAGTAATATAATATACTACTGCGTTATTATTTTGCTTAATTGGTAATATTATTACCAAATCAGTAATTGGTTATGATAACTTCTTTAAATTCTGCACGATTTTCAGCGGTTGCTGGGAGCAAGTTTTGCCTGCTTACGCACTTAATATGGTAACCTTTATACAAGTCACGAATGAAATCGCAATCGTTATAGGATAGGATAAAACGCCCTTTAATCCCCTTTAAAACGGCATTTAAACGGATATGGTCATCTTTATTAAACTTAGTATAGTTGCGGTTATAGTAGCGTTCCGATGCTACATATGGCGGATCTACATAAAACAGAGCAGAATCACGGTCATATGTTTTAATAAGGTCTTCAAAATCCCTGTTTTCGACGATCACGCTTTTTAACCGTTCTTTGTACTTTGGAAGTTCGGAAACAATATTATCAATCGTTTTAGGAGCTGTGGCGAATGAGTTTCTATTGCTACCAAAACTGCATTTGATTAAATAAAGATATCTTGCCGCCCTCTGTAAGTCCGTAAGTTCAACTTGTTGCTCAATCTCATAGCGATATTGCGAAAACAACTCACGAGATTGTAACCAGTCAACTTCTTTTTGAAGTGCTGAACAGTTGTTTTTTATTTGCTTATAAAGGTTAATCAGGTCACCGTCAATATCGTTAAATACCTCAATTTGACCTTTGATTTTATCCTTACCGAATAAGACCCAGCCTGCACCGCCACACACCTCTATGTAGCGGTTACAGTCACCGGGAATAAGTGAAATAATCTGATTTTTAAGGTGACTTTTGCCACCAATCCAGCCGATAAAGCTACGCATTTTTACCTCCATAATAACTTTTTAGGGGCGTTATTATGGATATGTAAGATTAACCTAACGCTTTCTTTGCATTTGCAATTTTTTTGTCTTTAGACCAATTGCAATCATTTATGAGATGATAGATAGCATTGATTGTCTTCTCACCTACAATGCCATCAACTGTGACCTTACCTGCTCTCTGTGCCTCTTTTACAGCTTTCAAAGTGCCGTCACCGAAACCGTTTGAGTTGTCAACCTTTGTTTTGATGATTTTCATGTTATAAAGCGTAATTAACTGCTTTTTAAACGCGAGTGTAGCCGTATTGTGTGAGCCATATTTAATCATTTCCTCATTCTCCTTATTTGATGTTTTACCGCCGAGCTGTGCGGTTACTTCGTCTGCAAGATTGCCAAGCCTGTTATAAAGCCAGTCACCTGGGCAAGATTTATTCGCAAACCACCTGTGTACAGTCAAGACCATTTCGCCTGATTTTGGCGAATAGTTTAAAGTCTTGTCCTCATTGCCAAACCAAAGCAGTTTAGTCTTGCCGTTACGCTTGCAAATGTCAACGCAGAGTGCAACGAGTTTGTTATACACCTTACTGTTCATGGTGTACGGAGCTACCGTGTCGCTTGCACATTCGATTGTGACTGCACGCTGGTCATTTGCGTTTGATGAACTACACCAAGAACGATTGCCCTCATCAACACAAAGCAACACTCTGCCGTCATAGCCGATTCCGTAGTTACAGCTTGCCTCACAGGCTGTATTCATAAAGATGTTGCCGAGGGTTTCGACACTACACTGACCTACAACACAATGCGGAGTGATTCGGTCAATGCTGTGTGTACGCTTACCGCTGTGATTTGGCGATAATTTAGTGTAATTTACAAGTTTTGAATTACTCATAGTCGTTCCTCACTTTCGCAAATAATTTTTTTGTTTTCAAACTTTTTGTATGCATCAAGATACATTTCGTTTTTATCGCCGTTGTAGGTGCATTCGTAATACATCCCGTCGTGTAATGTTGTGCTGATAAGGCATTTATGGTTTTGCAAAGTCTTACATGACCACACTACAAAAGTGTCAAAATCAGGTGTATCATCTGACTTATCTAAGTGATTTAACACATACTTGTTTACCTCTGATACTGCAAGTTTAATAAAATTTGCATTTGTCATAATTATTCCTCGCTTTCGTTTTTATTTTATGCACTCCCCACTTTTACTACATTTTTTATATATAATATGGTATAATTCATAATAGAAGGGAGGTGAATCATATGGAGTTGATTTTAAAAGAAATTGAACGGGCATTAGACGCTAAACTATACTATTTAGCGTTGCAAGCTTCTCTAACATTGCCCGATATTTGTGGAGCACTGCAGTCAAATGACGGCGTAGCAAAAAAACATAAATATATTGCTTGGTATGACACTTACGCAAAAGAACCGGGCAATCTATCTATTTCCGGCAAGGATTGTTACTATTTCCGTTGTTCATATGTGCATCAAGCACAAACCACACACGAAAATTCTACATATTCACGAATTATATTTTTAGCTCCAGCTTGTCATGGCATAACTATGCATAACAATGTTATAAATGATGCCTTAAATATTGATGTTAAGCTTTTTTGCAATAATATTCTTAATGCAGTACGCAAATGGCAGAAATCAATCAAAAATAATGAAAACAATAAAAGAAATTACAAAAATCTCATTAAACTTTACCCAGATGGACTTCCACCATATATAACCGGCATACCAGTAATTTCGTAACAATAATCTAAAAAATATAGATAGTCCAGAAGAAATTTAATTTTCAACTGGGCTATCCTTTTATTTTAGTTAGTTTTCCGAAACTTCGGGCAAACCTGCAATGCTTGTCAACACAGACAATACACCTGCAAGCAAAGATGCCGAGCCTACTGCAATCCAGTTTACATCTGTCATAACGGCAGACACTCCGATTGTTGCAACAGCAGTCTGTGCAACAGTCTTAATCGCTCTGACAGCTGTTGCTTTTGCCCATTCTTTGGTAAAAATCTTTTTCATTTTCATTCTTTCCTTTCGTTGTTTTTTTCAAGGTCATCAATTCTGTGATTTGCGACCTTAATTTCTTCGTCAACAACAGCGTTGTGCTGTTCAATCGCATATGTACGCTCGATGAGATTGTTATGTTTTTCAACTTTCTTTTCGAGCTGTTCGATTCGATAGTTTGAAATTCGATTGCTTACGCAAATACCACCAAGCGTGCCAACTAAAGTACCAAACAGCGATATAACCGATACAATTACTTCGGGTGTCATTTTACTTCAATCTCGCTTTCTGTCGGCTCGTCAACGGTTGGATTATCGCCCCAAACTGCCATAACGGCATTGTAATATTCGTCTGACAGCACCGTTTTAAGCTGTTCTCTGCCCGATTTGCTGTTCATGTATGCGTTGCGGATGTTTCCGCCAACCTGCATTTCTTCACCGTTGAAGGTCAAAAACTGCTGTCTGAGTACCGAAACGCTGTCCTTTGTGAGCATATCAAGTGTGATTTTTTCTTTAAGTTCCATTATTTTTACCTCCGTTATTTAATTTTGTACAAGCAAATCACATTAATTTGCTCGCCGTCTGCAAATGTGTAAGCCGTCTTATCCTGAGTCGAAAACTGTAGCCAAGTGTTATTTTTCGGAATGGCAAATTTAAAGAGCTTGCCAAGGTTTGAAATACCGACACAAAAAACATTGTCCTCGGAAGTACATTTGTACGGCAAATCAATCAGCGGACACATGCTATTGCCGCCAAGAGATACTGCGTTCATTTTGACCGTTGCACTGACGATTACGATGTCACCAATCGTCTTATATGTACAGTTTGCACTTTTGATTTTATCGGTGACGGTTGAATACGGTGTGAGTGTTGATGTACCACTTTCAATATTTGACGAATCGTATTTAGTCGCCAAGGCGGTTTTATCTGCTTTCACAAGCAGAGCATTGTAAACCGTGCCGCTTGTCAGATAGCACGGGCTGTTCTGTTTTGGTTCGCTGTCAAACGGTTTTGAATCGAGCTTTTCTACAAGCCTTTTTTGTACCTCTTCTTTCGTATATGCGTCCGTGATGCCGTATCCTGCGAGTGTCGTTGCCTTATTGGCTTTACTTGCAAGACTATTACTCACATCAGTTATGTTAGCTTTATTTTTCAGCGTTGTCTCAGTGCTCTGCAAACGGGAATTAATCGAATCGACGTCGCTTTTGTTTGCTTTCTTCGCAAGATTTTTGTCAACCGTATCAAGCCTTGCTCCGATTGAATCATGACTGCCTCTTGCTGTGGCTATTTCGGTTTCAAGTGCAATTGCTCCGTCCGTTGCCCGTTCAATCCCCTCGTCCATATGGTTGAGGTTGTCGGCATTGAGGGGCGGAGCAGAGCCGTTCACAAAGACAATTTTATTGTATTTGTTCATTTTCTTTTACTTCCTTTCCTAATCGTTTTTCGCCCTTTGACGTGAGGGCAGTTATAAATCCGTCCATTTTCTTATTGAACACAAATGTTTCGATTGTCGGCAAATCTTCAAACGGAGTTTTAATTGTGTACTTATCGCCTGCCTCAAGCCACCAATACGAAAACAGCTTAATTTTTGTCGGGCGGTATTTATATACATCACCAAAAAAATTAACAGAATTATATTTTGTGCCAATATCACTTGCTGTTGTTCTGCACCTCATCAAAATGTTATCGGAAACATACCACGAAAAATCGTTACTGTTGCCATACAAAAACGCTTTTTTATCAGCAAACTTAGCACTGTACATACGGATAGGCTCAAGTTCGTAATCTTCAAAGGATAAATCTTTGTACGAATCGATTGTTTCAACGGAAGATTGAGAATACAACCTTTTAAAACGCATTTTTCCGTCGGCATCTATAACGGCAAAGCTCAAAGTTAATTCTGCATAAGCTTGGATTAAATCTGACAAGGTAATGTCCTTTATAACCTTTTCCACGCAGGTATCATCAAATTTCAGCGGTACACTAAAGACAGATAAGCTCGGCGGTGAAACCCCTGTAATTGCATAATCTTTGGCAAATTCTGCGATTATTGAATAAAAGCTCTTAAAATTATCGTCTTTTTGATAGTGCGCATAACCATAAGCAAAGCTGCCGTCCTCGTTCTCTTTGCCTGCAAACCACAAAGACATATCCACCTTTGACATATCATAAAAAGCGTCATAGGCTGTGATTTTGACGATGTTACGCTGTTTTTTATCTCTTTGAGCCGACTGAATTTTACCGTAGAAAACAGGACATTCAACCGTTCCTGTTTCGGCAGGACAAATAAGAGTATTTGACGGGTACAAATCATCTGACGGATACAGCTCTGATTCAAGATATGTTGCCGTTATGATGACCTGTACCGTCTTTCCTATCAAAGCCGAGCAATCATAATCAATGAGTTTCACGCTCATTTCAGAGGCTATGCAACCGCCGAATTTCAATTCTTTTTCAACGATTTCATTTTCAAGCGAAAAGCTGTCAAGCACGATACTTTCACCTGTTATATCCTCAAAACTGCCGTCAGGAGAATGCAGGGCAACGGTGTTGTAAAGTGTGTTTGTTTTCAGCTTATCAGCAATTTCTTTAGATACAAGCATTTTTAAGAATCACCCCTTAATACTCAATCAGCTCAACAGTAATCGGCTGATAGGTTATATCATTCTTTTCGGCATTCATTACGGTATATTCAATATCAGAAATATAAAAATAAGAGGTGTAATAGCTGTTCGTTTCATCGTTCCAATAAGTTACCCTGCACTTTCTCTGTAACTTATTCGCCATTGAGAGGTTGATAATCGACTGAAAATCAATCTTTTCGTCAAGATGAAGAATGTGAGTTGAAAACGAAATTTTTGTTTTGTAATTTGGCAGCGTTGCCCTTTGAAGCGTACCGTTCTGATCTCGTTCCGCAGAAGTTTCAAGTCGCTGATTCGGAGTTGATGAAAATGCGGTAATGTACTTATTCGGCATTATGTTGTTGCCGAATTTAAGCAAATAGCCGTTATAATTTGACATATCATCCCCCCTTTATGCAAATGCGGATTTACCGTTGTGTCTGCGTCTGTAAAGCTCATCCTGTCTTATCATTTCTTCAAAAAGCGTTGAACCCTCAAGCTCGGCAGTAAACGAATAAGTGTTGCCGCCGTTATTGCGAAAGATAATGAACATTTCATAAATGCGTTTAAGCAGGTCAAGAATTTGTGTGAGAATCACTGTATCCTGACCGCCCGAATTGTCGAGCATACCCTGTAACTTGTTAAGAGGGGAAATAACCTCAGGGTTACCGCTGTTAGCGCCTGCGTTATCGCCGACAACCGCAAGTGTCGGAGCTTTAACAATACCGCCTTTTGCAAATTTTCGTGCCGGTGATTCCGTGGGCTCTTCAAATCTCGGAATGAGAGGCGGATTTTCAGGCATTGAAAAGCTCCAATCCTGTCCAAATGCCGCGCCGATAACACCCGCAATTCCGCCGATTGAATTAACAACACCCGAAACGAAATTATAAATTCCCGTCCACAACGCATTTATGCCGTCAATGATAGCGTTTATAATAAACTTAAACACGGCACAAATGCCGTCCCAAATACCTTTGAAGAAGTCGTAGATACCCTGCCATGCTTTTTTCCAATCGCCTGAGAAAACACCTGTAATGAAGTCAATAAGACCGCCGAATGTTTTCTGTATAGAGGTAACCAACCCACCGATAAATGTAAACACATTATCAAACACCCTTTTTACGGCATTGAAAACATTCTGAAATATAGGTCCCCAAAAACTGACAAGCCAGTTTACAAACGGTGACAGGAAGTTATTCCACACGGTTGAAACGCAGTCTGCAACCTTACCGAAGAAGTTTATTGCACCCTCAAAAACAGGCTTCAGCCAGTTTTCCCAAGCTGATTTTACGATTGCTACGATAAAATCCCACGCAGGCTTAATCCATTGATTGTAAACATTCATCAGGGTTGTGCCGATATTGGTAAACATATTGCAGATATTCTGAAAAATCTGCTGTCCGTTGCCGTTCCACCAATTACTGATAATTGTTCCGATATCTCCGAAAATTTGACCGATAAAGTTAAACACATCTGCAAACTGCAATTGTAAATTTTCGAGAAATTCAGTGATTGTTGCACCGTCATTTTCAGTCCATTCAACAAGGCTTTCGGTTGCAGTTGAAAACGCACCCGAAACAACTTCGCCGACTGAGCCCGCAAAGGTTGTAAGACCGCTTAAAAGATTGGAAATTGATTCTTCCATTTGAGGGCGAACATTGTCAATTGCATTACCTGCAAGTGTACCTAAATTATCAAAAAAGGTTGAAAGGTTGTTATAGCCGTTTGTAAGATTGTTGCCTATGGCGTCGATAAAGCCGATAATCTTTTCCCTGTCTTTTGAAATCCACTTAGCAATACCGCCTGAAATGGTCTGAAACGACTTTCCGCCGATTGTCGCAACCGCTCCGAATGCAGAGCCGATTGCCCCGAGTTTTGCAGAACCGACCTTTTGCATTGTGCCGAATGCCTTTTGAACTATGGGAACAGCATTATCAAAAACGGTCTTGCAGTTCTTGCCTATAGCTGACCAATCGACCTTGTTAATACCTTTCTGTACATTCTCGACAAAGCCTTTGAATCCGCTTTTTTCGTATAGATTTTTGAATGCCCCCGAAAGGTTTTTGCTTGTGTCCTTGACAACATTCTTTGCAACAGCTCCGCCCGATGAACCGCCTGAAGAGCTTTTTGATGAGGAGGTATCTGACTTTGAAGATGAGCTGTCAGAGCGTGAAAGCACATTCAGCTTATCAAAGCCCGCAACACTTCTCTTTGCTTTTTCGGAACTTTTCTGAACATTATCAAGAGACTTTGAACTGTCATCTGCCGTATCCGTAAGGCTTTTGGCAGAATCGGACGCAGATTTGATATTGCTTGCGGTGTTATTGCCTGTATCCCAGCCGAATACCTTTGAAAGCGATTCAACCGCACCTTTGGCATATTCCGTTAAAGTCGCAAGTGCGGAACTCAACCGCTTTACAACCTGAGTTGCCACCTGTAAAATAGGCTGACCGACTACGGCAAGGAGCTGTTTCCAACTTTCTCTGAGGTTGCCCGTTACATTCTCCCAACCGTCTGCTTCACGGCTTGCCTGTCCCATAGCACCCGAAAGCTGATTAGCGTCCTTGACCATTTGCAAAAGCGTGAGCTGTTTCTGCGATTCCGACAAATCCGTAAATGACTTGCCATACAGCTTATTAGCCGCCGCATTTCGTGTGGTTTCAGTACAGGACAAACCGAGTGCGGCATCATTTTCAAAGTTGCCTTTGAGAAACGATTTCAGGCTTTCTGCGGTGTCTTCAAGCGAACGGTCATAATATGCGGCACTGTCGGCTGTTACCTGCAAAGCCTCCTGCATCATACCCAAAGCACTTGAACTGTCCATACCCGTAGTTTTTGCAAAGGCATAAATGCTTGTGCCGACGCCCTGCAATCGGGTTTCAAGAATACCGCTTTGGTTGGCAACGCTCTGAATGGCTGATTCTGCCTGCGACTGCATTGTGCCGAAAGTCTGCTCAAACTGTGAATTTGCCGCATTGACTTCCGCAGCCGATTCAATGCACTGCTGACCGAACTCCTTGATTTTGGCAACGGAAAAGGCGGCAACCACAGCCGCACCGATTTTCTTAAACGAAGATGAAACCGAATTGCTTAACTGCTCACCGCTGCCTTTGATATTTGAAAACTCTTTCTCGGTTTTCTGAGAAACGCCCTCCGAAACCTTTGAAAAGGACTGTTTCATATCCGTGCTTACATTTTCAAAATCTTTTGAAAGACTTGAAAATGCCGAATCAAACTTTTTTGTAATTGAATCGGAAATCTTATGCAATGTTTTGGAAATATCATCACCCGTAAGCCTGACATCAAGCTCAATTTCACCCGCCTTTGTCGCCATATTCACCACTTCCTTTCATTTTAGATTCTTTAAAAACAGGCATAAAAACAGCGCACACCGTTATGATGTACGCTTAAAAATTTTGCAAAAGAACAGCCACCCCATTTGGAGTGGCTTTTTGTTTTAGTTGTTGAGTTCGTAGTATTTGATGTCGATTTTCGGAAGTGACACATTGTTGCCCATTACGGTTTCATATGTATAGTCGCCGTCACAAGTTCCCCAGAATGTGATTACATCATCTTCAAGGAGTTTGTCCGCACCGTCAGGAATTTCTACAGTTGCGTAGATTGTATCAGTCCACAATGGTTCATCAAGATACTCATTTTCTTCTTTGGTTATATTGATTCTCAGGTCAACCGAATCGCCCCAGCCTTCCTGAACCTGAATAATCTGACCTTCAAACTTGTAGTCATTACCTTTGTACTTGTCAGGGTTTCTTGAAAGAGTTTTAAAGTCGATTGTTTTGCAACCGTCTTTAAATTCTTTTTCAACCTTCTTCGGGTCTTTAGTAGGCTTTTCTGTTGCAACTTCTTTTGTGGTCGGTGCTTCTGTCGCTTTTTCAGTTGCTTTTTCTGAACTCTGATTTGCAACAGTAGTTTCCTGCTTTGATTTGTTTGAACCGCTGTTACCGTTAATTGCACCGTTTACACCGCCAACAATCATAATAGCAACAACGATAATAACCCAAAAATACCAACGCTTGTAAATTTTCTTCTTCGCATTTACAGGATTTACGGTTGCCGAGGTTGAATCGTTTCCGCCAAAGCCTGCACCGCACTTGTCGCAAAATTTTGCATCGTCCTTTAATTCGTTTCCGCAATGTGGACATTTCATAAACATACACTCTCCTTAATAAATTTGTTAGTGTATGTTACATTTTATCACTATATATTAACATTGTCAAGAATTTTGTAGATACAGCGAAATTTATGTACAAATTTACAGATTAGCAAAAAAGTTTTGAAATTCTGCAAGAACGGTGTTCATATCTTCGTCTGAATAGTGCTTTACATTCCTTGACCGCCATTTGTTGCGGATTTTATGCTGTGACGAAGTAAAGTTTTTCAAGACTTCTTTGTCGGTTTCAAGGCGAATTTGAACCGTTCTTGCAAGCGGTGTTTCGGGTCCTAAGCCTTGCAGAAGTGAGCAGAACTCATTCCAACTCATTTTAGCAAAATCCTTTGAATAAATGCTGACCCCGTACTCCGAGCGAAAGCTTGACACGATTAAATCAAAGTCATCAATCAGGTCGTAGCCGGGGTCTGAGCTTCCCCCTCGTCAGTCAAATCGCCTGTTGCAATTTTGGCAGATTCGCTGATAAGGGCGTTGAAATCGTGCATATTCAGCTTTAACTTTTCAATCTTTTCTCTCTCGGATTCATCAAAAAGAAGATGATACATTTCGATAACATCTTTACTTTTACCGTTGCCGTCCTCAAAAAGTGCCGCAACTTTGAGCATTGAAACTGCGTCATTGTTGATTGCAAGGTCAACATTTTTAACTCTGACACTCGGCTTTTCCTCAAAATTAAGCTTGTCTGTAATATCAATTAACTTTGACATAATCGTTCATTCCTTTCATTTTTTAAGCGGCTGCTGTATATACCGGCTTGCCGTTTGACATAACTTCAAATTCAAGCGGAGCAACACCCGTACTTGCGCCTGCACCGTTTGATGTAACGGATACAACTGCATTTTTAAAGAGGACGGTTGCACCGTTGGGGAAGGTCCACATAAACGAAACTTCTGCCTTTCTGCCGTTTTCAAATGCAAGGGCGGCAATCTGGTCATTGCCTGCGTCACCGATTGTACGCTTGCCCTTTACCGAAATTGTGATTGACTTTGCTGTCATAAGCCTTGACTTCCAGCCCTCGTTTTCAAAGGCTGTCCATTCCTCGACACCGTTGTCAAATGCAACGGAAAATTCTTCGCAGTTAGCAATATTTGTCGTGGCGGATTCTGTTCCTGCCTTGCCAACCGCAAACTGATTTTCATAGCACGGGAATACTCCCGATTCAACTTTTGCCATAAAATTACTTCCTTTCGTAATAAAATTTAACTTCAATGACCTGCTCATACACACCCTTGTCGTCTGTTCCCACATCAACGGGTTCTTCCGTGAGCAGTTCGATTATATAGATTTTGTGTTCCTTAATTTCAACTTTTTTAATGCCGTAAAGCGTTTCGTAAAGTCTGCGTGCAAACTCCTCGGTTTCTCTTGCGTTGTCGGTGTAATGGATAAGCAAAGACACGCTTATTGTATCGTAGGTACTTTCACCGCCGATTGCCCTTGTGGGTGTTCCCGACTGCTTTAATGAATACACACCGATTGACCTGTCCTGCTTGTTGTCAAGCTTGCCGATGTAATAATGCTCGGCTGAGGTAACGCTTTTGAGCCAATCTCTGATGTCCGATAAGTAAATCAAAGTCCTGCTTCCTTTCTGTATAATCTCACAAATGCCTGACTGCAAAAATTCTGCCGTGTACCGCCCTCAAGCCACTGTGCAAACCATTTACCGCCGGCGGCAATGTTTTCCTTACGGCTGAAATTATACTCGGGATGAAAATACAACCGCCTTGCATACGGAGTGCTTGACACGATTTTAACCGTGCCGTTCCAACTCTGCGCACAATCTTCAAAGGTATTTTCGTTCTGAAGATTACCCGTATCAAACGGCATTACCTGCGTGTTTTTCACCTGTGTAAGAAGTGCGTTACCTGTCTGTTCAAGAGCCTGTTGCTTTGCCCTATCAAACTGTTTTACAACAGGCATATTGAGTTTGATTTTTGATGATACTGAAAATCCCATTAAATCACATCCAATTCCGTAAAATTAACTTTGCCGTCGGGGTTGCGGTGTTTTGTACCCTGTACGATGTTTCGTTTTACGCCGTCAAGGATTACAAAGCCACCGCTTAAAGTGGGGCTGTCGGGAGCAATGTCGCCGTCAAAAAGCAAGACAGCCGACACCTGAACAATTTTCTGCTCTTTGGTATAGACCGTCTTTGCCTTTGACTGCATATTACACAAGGCAGAGCCACCGTACAGGGTTGCTGACGGGTATAAGCTGTCGGAGGGATACAGATTTTTGCATTCAAACACGGTCAGGGGTGCTCCGTCTTCGGTAACACCCTCACCGTAGATTGTGACCTCGACAGGAGTTTTGCAGAACTGCTGTTTTACAAGTGACGGAAATTTCACGGTTTTCACGCACCTTTCAGATTGCAGGATAACAAAGTCCTGTTGATTTTAGCAACGCATAGAGGTCTGCAGGAATTGCCACTCCGCTGATGCACATTAAGTTCCAGCTTGCACCAAATTCCATTGATGTGCCGTTGATTGAATAGCTTTTCAGATAGGAAGAAATCATATCGGCATTTTCTTCTTCAAAAGCAGTAAGTCTGCTATGCACTCTGCCGATGATTCTCTTCTGCATTTCCGAAAGTTTTTCAAAATCAATGCGGTTAAAAGTCAGAACATCAATGTGTTCGGCAGAGATAATACTGTTTTCATCTCCGCCCTGATGTTCAATGTAATCGGCATACATTACGCAACCGCCGTTGTGTCAACATCGGCATAAATGCTGTCAATTTTGCCGTCCTTGCCGTTCGGGAATACGAATGTGTCGGAAAGTGAACGGTTCTGATAGAGCCAGCCGTCACCCTCTGTGTGTGAGCCGGGAGCAAAGAAGTAAATGCTTGAAATCTTCGGAACAGTCTTGCAGGTCTCACCGCAAGCAACAAGAACATTGATTTTGTGAGCGCCTGTTGCAGGCTCAAAACCGCCGTCATCGGGGTTAAAGTTGAAATTATCGTAGAAACGCTCATCGTCAATAACCTCGATGATAGGGCAACCGTCAATCTCGGTCACTCTTGTTTCAATGCCGATACCGCCCTCTGCAATCTGTGTAAGCTCAATCTTACGAGTGAACTCTGTTGACTGTTCAAGGCAGTCCATAATGTGAGATATCACATAGGCAACAAGTGTGCCTCTTGCCTTGTATCTGCGGAGCTTGCCGGCAGAGAGAATTGTTTTGAGCTTTGAATAAGCGTTCTCCTTAGTCCACTCCGATGTCTTTGTTGAAGAATGATATCCGTCTGTTGCCTGAGCCTTTGTTGCAACCTTTGAGAAGAAAAGTGCGTCTGTTTCGGGAGCAACCTGTGTCTGTTCAAACACCTTTGAAATATTCTCAACCTTTGCGGTTGCGTTAGTTTCATCAACATCTGCCTTGTCAACGAGAAACTCAATATCACGGTCGTGTTCGCAGGTGAACGGAACATCGGTCTGAACATACTTGCCCTTGTTCCAACCGCCGTTGCGATTGTGGTTCTTAAAGCCTGATGTGCTCATCTGTGTGAAGTGGAAAGTTCTTGCGCCAACCCACTTTACATTTGAAGTGATGAATGGTGATGTAAGTGTGCCCTGAACAAGAATTTCGAGCAGATCAGGGCTGAACTGCTCGGCATAGTTATTTGTGTTTGCCATAATTTTTCAATCCTTTCTTTGGTTAAATATTAAATCTGTTCCATTTTTTGGTAGGAACATTTGCCTTTGGTTTTGTACCGTCCGATGTACCGTTGCCGTCACCGCCGATTTTCTTAACTCCTGTGCCGTTCTCGGCAGGTTTGCCCTTGAGTGCTGGGATATCGTCAAGCACCTTTTTAACAGCCTCTGTCAGCTTTTCCGCATTGACCTTGCCGTCTGTCACAGCCTTTGAAAAGTCTGCAATTTTAAGCACATACGGAACGGTTGCAATGTCAACGCCCTGTTTTACGGCTTCGAGAGTTGCCGATTGGTTGACTTCTGCCATAAGTTTTGCGTTGTTTGCGGATTCAACTTCCGACTGCATTTTTGCAAAGTCGGGAGTGTTCTTGGCTTTCTGCTTTTTAAAAGCAGCGATAGCCTCTTTCATCTCATCGGCTGACAATCCCTGCTCCTTAAAATATGACTTCAAAACGGTGTCCTCTGTCACGCTCTGTTTGCCTGTAATAAGGCTTGCGAGCTTGTCGTAATCAAAGGCAGGAGCGTTTCCCTGCGGTGTTCCCTGCGGTGCAGGTGTCGGTTCATTGGGGGTTGGTGTTGGATTTGGTTCTGCCATTTTTTTCATATCCTTTCAGTTTTTCGGGTGTCTCCCGTAATCAGTTTATAGAGTGTCTCTCTGTTTCAGTTTTTCGGGTGTCTCCCGTAGTTTAATGTCTTCGGACAATAAAAAAGCACCTTACATATTCGTAAAGTGCTTAATCTGCTTTTTCTGTTTTTTCTGTTTTAACTGCTTTGGCTCTCGGCTTTTTGGGAGCGTCAGACTTGACCTCTTCTGCAAAACCGCCGTCAATGAGTTCCTTTGCTCTCTGCTCGGAACATTCAAAAACTTCATTCACAGGTCGGGTTACATAACCGTTCTGCCTGTCATTAAATGCTGTTGTTACTCTGATTTTCATTCTGTCACCACCTTTTCAATATTTTAAACTGGTCGATTTCGACCGGTTTAAATGCAAAAAGCACCCTATAATCAACATTGCTGTCGATTATAAAATGCTCAATTCGTAATTTTATGCTGTTTTTGTGAATTGCATATAACAAAACCGCCCTTTTTACGGAGCGGTTAGATTATGCCACTATTTTTTAGATATTGCATTTTTTGTTTCTCTCTAAGCTTACTGTAAAGTGCTTCAGCATCTTTAGCTTCTTGTGGAGCATCTTCACGCAAAGTGACATTTAAACCATTTGTTACAAGGTACGGCTTAAACGCATTCCATAGAGATTTTTGTTCTTCAGTTTGTATCAATCTCATACTATCATCACCCTAAAAGTTTGCTGACTCTGTACTCGTTATACACTTCATCCATAGCTTTATCTTTTAAGCATTCAAAAGCATACTCACTTATATCCTCTATATTATAACCGTTATTTATCAATTTTTCAACCTTTGGAGCATAAATTTTATTAAGGTAATCGCAATATTCAAAATAATCGTTAATACTTCCGAATTTTGCTCTGTAATTTTTAGCGTCTTGCCAATGAATCAGTTCGTGCAGAATTGTACTCAATCTGTCTTGCGGACAAGCCAAGTTTTCTTGTAAGCCTGACAAATCACTTGTTGAAAAGTATGCTGAATTGACATTTAGAACATTCTGCATTGGCATATATGAAGCAATAGCATTTACTCGCATTTCTTCGGGAGTGACAATACAAATTTCAGGCTTTCCGCTTGTTTCAACCTCTCCGAGCATATCAAACGCTTTTCTCACTTGCATATCAAAATCATGAAGTTCTTTTCGTTTTAGCTTTACCTTATCTGAAATATAAACATTATCACACAATGTATTTCCCTTGTGGGTATCAATTGTAATTGTTTCGCCCTCAATTTTGCGTTCAAAAGTTTTTGATATATCTTCTTCAAAAACAGGTCTGTAATATTTCTGTTCATTGGTGTTTAGTGAGAATTGTTTTGCCTTTTCTTCAAGCATATCAGCCCTATCGTGCCACTCATCGGCTCGGGTTTGGGCAATGCGTTTATTGTCCTTATCAAGACTGTATTCGGCACGGCGGTCAAAGCGTTCTGCCTGTCGCTGTGCATACTGCTGTTTTTCCTCAATTCCTCGCTGACGGTCAAGCTCTTTGATTTCATCTTCAGACAACGGTGCGTCCAAATCATCAAGTTCGGGATAATATGTACTTGTGCTGTCCTTACATCTCGGATGAAACAAACCGTTCTTGATTGCGGTTGAGAGGAGCGGATAGTTTCCGTCTGACTTTTTGCCGTTTGAATACACATCGTCAATAAACACCTTGCCGATATATTTTGCACAATCGGGGCAACCGCCCTGTCTTGAGTTCACAACAACGAGGGATACTCCCCATTCGGCTCGCTTTTCGCCCTCACCACGCAGATAGGCTCTTTTGTTGGCTGTTTTAACCGCCATATCCGCATAATCCGAGAGCGTGTGTCTTGCACCGTTTTTGTATTCCACACAATTAAGACCTGCGTTGAGCATATCTTTACAAGCCATATCAACGGCTTTTTCGTATGTAACCGCACCCGTGTTCACTGCAACCTGTGCGTTAAAAATCGCCTTGCGGTACTTGTCGTTGCTCATACGCAAAACTGCCGTTTCTGCCCTCTTTAAATCGTCTGTGGTCGATTTTATGAGTGCGTCAAGTTTACGGTCATTCACCTTAAAAAACTCGGCTGTGCTGTGTGCTGACGGCTTTTTCGGGGCTTTGAAACCGTCCTTGACAGCTTCAAGAATTTCTGCCTCCTGACTTGCATTTCCGTCAGCTTTGGCGGTGCGAATCATCTCTTCAACCTTGCTGTTAATGGTTTTGAAACGCTTGCCAAATTTCTTTGCGTTGTGCTTACGGTACTCTTCAAGACTTTTGAGCTGTTCAGCCTGCCATTGTGTCCAGTTGTAACCCTCTTTGGTTTCTTCGGCTCTGTGACGGCTGAAATTTCTCATCATGCTGTCAATCAGTTCATCTTCGATTTTTTCAAAGGCTTCTCTGATATTGTAATCACTCATTGTTTACCTGTGTATCATTCTGTTCGGGATTGCTTTCGGTTTTTTCTGCATTATTTTCCGCATTTTCTTCATCATCTGCGTTATTGTCAGGTTCTTCTGTGTCGGTAAGGTCCACATCGTCAAGCTCCGATTTTTCTTCTTCGCCTGCAATGCCCTGTTCTTCTTTAATTCTCTGCACCTCTTCGGCTTTCCAATCCTCCGACTTGCTGTCGCCGTAAAGCTCATCAACCGAGGTTTTAACTGACATCAAACCGCCCTGTCTTGCTTTTGACACGGTTTCAACCTGACTTTCAAAGCTCGGATTTGCATATTCGCCGAAGTTTACGGACACTTCCAAGCCCTCAACAATACCCTTGCCGTTAAGTTCACCGTCTGCATTGAGTACAACTGCAACAAGGCTTTGAAGTGTGTTCTGCGTAATTTTCACAAGGTTCTGCCTTGTGTAAAGGGTTGTCTTTTCCTTTTCACGCTGAGCGTCTGCATTATCAAGCTTCTTCGTATCAATGCCGAGAGTTGACGGCGATATAATACCCTGCAAACAGAGGTCAAGGGCAGTAATGTATGAACTCAAATAGCTTTCGTGCTGAATCTGCGGACTTTCGGTGTAAATCCTGTTGCCGTTGCCGTTTTCAGACATATCGTTGCCCACGGTGATAAATCGGTTGTCAAACGGATTTGGCGATATCGGCTGACAGGTTTCGGGATTTCTCGGAACAAGGCAACCAGGCACATACTGCTTTGTTCGGCAGGCTCTGAGTGCGTCCATCCACTGTGACCACACTTCATCAAGACTGTCGAAAGCGTCTGTTTTTATGCCGATAATGCCCGCACCTCTGCCCTTGTGGCACGATTTGCCGTAAAGGACAGGTACAGCCCACATATATGATTCGTCAAATGTAACGCCCTTTGAATCAATCCACGAAAGGGCGTCAACCGTGTGCAGGTCAATCTCTTTGCCGTTGTCATCATACAAAGCATAGTGAATATAGCCGTAACCGTATGTTTCTTCAAAACGGTAACGGCGGTGTTTTTGCGTGTAATCGGTGTAAAACTTAATCTCTCGGATTCTGCCGCGCACATATGTAAAGTCGATGTTTTCGGCAGGATACCATTCAACAATCGGAACATCTGATACAGCCGTGTCAAAGCTGACCTTAAAAGCACCGTCACCAACAACACATAGGTCACGGAGCATTTGCTTAACCGTGTCGGATAGCTTGTTCTGCTTTTCAATATCTTCCCAACGCTCTGCATAAGCGGTTGAATTTTTGCTTGTAACATCTGTGCCGTTGTAGTCGGCAATTACGATATTCACAAGCGTTTCGCAGATGAGTGCCGGCAAACCCGTGTGTATTTTACGGATTTCAAGCCCCTTTGTGCTTTTTGCCGCCCAAAACATAGTTTTGTTTGTATCAATCTGCCTGTACAGCTCCGCAAGCTGTCTGCTGTTGCCCCAATACCAAATGCGATTGATAAAGCACTCGGTCAGATGATTGCTTGTTTCGGTGACGGTAATTGTTTTGTCGCTTGCAGGAGTAATCTGCAAAAAGTTTTTAATTCCCGATCTGATAGATTCAGCCATTCTGTTAATCAGCCCCATTTATTTCACTTCCAATAATATTTTTAAACGGCAGCCACGCATATTGACCGCTGTTAATGCAATGGTCGTGACCGTCCTCGGGTGTGTTGTCTTTATCCTCTCGCCAGCTGTAAATTTCAAACTCGGCAATCGTGTTTTTACAATGTTCAAGCACAAAATAACAGTCGGTGGCAAGCCAGCCGAGTACAAGATTGATTCGGTCGATAATCTTCGTTTTCTTCCATGCATTTGCAAAGTCATAGACACAGCCGTGCTGTCGCTTATACTTTTGAAATTCGGTAATAGTCGCTTGGTCGGCGCTGTCAATAAAAGCCGTGCGTGCAAAGCCCCATTCATCACGGTTGCGATCAAGAAAATCAATAAAATTCTTCACCGTGTCACTCGGGGCAATAGGCGTTTGCATTTCAGCGTTGTTATAAACTCTTTCATCAAGCTGAACACACTTGCCGTGATTGGTAATGCCGTAAAATGTCATTGCGATAGTGTCAGGCGACTTCTGCGAATAGGCGGTATCAAGACCTGCGGTGAACTGAACAAAGTGTTCCGACTTGCGGTTACAGTTCAAAAACTCTCCTGCCCACTCTTTTGATTTGATATGTCTTGCCCTCTCAAAATTCGGGAACACAAGACCTGTTGCTCTGCCTCGCAAACCTAAGATTTTATTTTTATAGAGCTTTGTACCTTTCGGTGCAGAGTTCTTTTTCTTTTCGATTTGCTCGGGCGTAAGACTTAAATTGTCGGCAAAAGAAAAGAACCAATACCGCCAATTCGGTACAGGTTCTTCGGTAAGCTCCGCAGTAATCTCGGGAGGAACATCGTTTTCATATTTTTTAAAAGGACGGGAGCGGTTGACAAACTCCTTATACACAGGCAGGCTCGGATCATCGGGATTCAGCGTTGCAAGCATATAGTCATTACGGGTTGACATCTCTCGGATAAACTCGATATCGGCGGTGTTGATTTCGTCAATATAAACGCACCCAAACTGCGCACCGAGAACCATTTCCCACTTATCCCGACTGCTGTAACCGAGAATATAGATAATTTTGTCCTCAAACTTGATATGCGGCAGCTTGTAATCCTTGTCGCCGTTACCACAATAGACAGCGTTGCGGTGCAAGTCGAGAATACCGTTGTCCTGTTGAATTATAGTTTCCTCAGCCTTGCCCGTAGTTTTGGCGGCAATTGCGTGAAGCTTCTTCGGCGACTGCGACACCATTCGCATAAACTTAACGCCTGCTCCGACGGTAGTTTTGCCGGACGCTGTAGTTCCTTCAAGAAATTCAGCCGACACATTTGTTGTGTTGATAAAGTCGATATACTTTTGTGACAACGGGAATTTGTTACTCACTCAGTCCCTCACCGCCCAACTGCCTGAACACATCGGATAGCTTTTCGGACTGCTCAACCTTTGCGTCAACCTTAACGGTGTATTCGCCCGTCATCTTGTTGAGCGTGTCAATCGCCCTGATTCTGTCGGAGGTGTCCTGCCCGTCATTCCTTGCAATGTCGGACAAAGCAACCTGTCTGTCCTTTGCACTCATAATGCGCTCGTCCTTGAGCTTATCGGAAAGCTCCTTGATGTATTTTGAAACTCCAACATTCTCCAACAATTCATACGCTCTTGCGTTTGCGTAATTTTCGGAATATCCTGCCTGTATCGCACTCTGAACGGTGTTACCGCTCTGCGCATAATATTCCGCAAACTTCCTCTGTCTTGCATTTAATTTGTCTTTCACGGTATCACCGCCTTTTCTAAAAATCAGCAAAAGAAAAGACAGCACATTTCTGTACTGTCTTTAAACACAGGTTTCCGGAGTTGCACCGGAATCTGTAAAAACCGTTTTCCTATTTAAACTATCCCCTGCGTTTATAATATTATATCAATAAATTTCTAAATATTCAAGTGTTTTCTTTTTCTTTCCCATTTATTCAATAATGCACTTACATATTTCTGTTCTTTATCAGTCAATTGACGATCTCCAATTTCATTATGTTCATAACCCAAATGGGTATGTGGCATCATTCCATTATGAGGTCTACCTTTAACGTCAATTTGTTTTATTCTTTCGCCGTAGTTGTCATAAAAAGTAACACTTTTGATGTTGCTCTGTTTGTCAAGAGTAGCATACACTCTATTTTTTGTCATAGTTTCCATAGGAGCTTTTATCGAAGTATTACCATTCATACGAATTACTTTTATTTCACCAAATTGAGCAGCTGTGTGATATTCTGTACCGTACTTCTTTCCCTTATCACTTATACCGCTTGAAGAGCCTCTTCCGCCCATTATTTTGACCTCCTGAATTTTTCCTGAAACGATTTGATGTTGATGATGTTTCCCATACATTCTTCGGGGACTCTGCCGTAGAAGATAATTGTTTCAGGCTGTAAGCGTTCAATCATTTCTTTGTAACCTTTCAAAAACAGTTCTTTTGATTCCGTACGGTTCTGCGTTCCAACACTTGATACGGCAACCGTACCACCCAAAGGCTCGCCGTCAAAACACCATTCAAAACTTTTTTCGTCGCTCCAACAAATTGTAGGTATTACCTCAATGCCGTAGAGTTGTAAATATGCACCTATCCAATGCTTGCGATAGTGGTTATAAATCTGCAACGCTGTCGGATAATCAGTGTAAAGACTGAAATCAGGCGATAATACACAATTAAAATTTTGTAGCTTTTCAATGTACCTGTCGGGTGTATTCCACAACCTCTGAAACTGGTAATCGTCAAGGAAAAAATGTACTCCGCAATCACTTTGCTTACTGCTTAAAATTTCGTTAAATCCAATGAATTTGTTTTCAGTAATTTTTGTAGGCTTGATAATCGGGATGTCATATTCTCCTGCACCCTGAAAAATCGCTCTTGTGCTATTTTCGTAACCTGTACCGCATTTGTCTTTATACATCAATTTCACCTCACAACACAAAACCGCCCTCAAACGAGAGCGGTCTGTGCAATTTTTATCTTAGGAGAGTTCTACATATGTCCTGTTTGTCAAACTTTCATAATACCATTATACGCAGGGTGAGGGTGACATTAAATGACATTTCAAAATAATTTTACGAGAAATCGAACTTTTTTCGGAACGCCTGTAACGCTTCGCCGTGCAATCTCAGGGTATGCCTTACGCTCATTTCCATACTCTCGGCAATATCCTCCCACCTCTGACAATTTATGTAATACTCGGTCAAAATTGCAATGTAACGGTAATCGTCAAGTGCGTTGATTTTACTGCGGATTTCAGTTTTCAACCGCACAAGATTGTCAATTTCCCGATTGATTTCAGCCTGAAGGTCTGCAATCCTGTCAACAATCCGCATAGGGTCATTCACTCCCGATGTCTTAACAGGCTCATTCTGCTTAACTGATACCTGTGCAATATTCAGCCTAAGTTTCGACAGCTCGTGTTCTTTCGTTCTGATCAGCTTATCCGAAACCCTGACCGAATATAAATAATCTTTAACCGTCAATCCGTATCTACCTCACTTTCAAGCCAATGTTTTGTACAGTCAATACAGCTGCCGTTGAATCGTTCTTCCATAGGGCAACCGACATACGGAGTGCCATACGGGCAGTCGAAAAAATTCATACAACTCCGAGCCATTTTGTCAATTGACATCTGTTTGATTTTTTCAAAGCTTGTCATTCTTAACTTTTCGCAGCAACTGATTCTCCGGATGTGTGATACTCTGAATGCGGTATTTTTAACTACTTTATTATTTACATCAATGCAAAAATAAAAATTAACCGGTACTGATAAATTAGGGTCGTTTTCAAAGGCTTTTTCACCCGTCTTATGTAAAGTACCCTCAATTACAGTGTTATCCAAAAGAGTAATTGTCACACATCTGCCTAAATACCTTTCAAGTTCATTTCTTGTCATTGCTTTCACTCCTTATTCATTTTGGCTCCGCAGTAAGGGCAATATGGATACAAATCAATGTCCTCGTAAAAAGTGAGAAAATTTTTACACTCAGAACATAAATAATTTGTATAGCCGACATCCCCGCTGTCGTATTCCCACTTACCGTGTTTAATCTCTTGCATATCACACACGGTTGCTTCGTTAGGTTTGCTTCCGTCAATCTCAATAATGCGTTTTACATTTTCGGCGTTTTTCTTTGAATTGAAATACAAAGTAAACTCGCTACCATTATAATTGGGTATATCCAACGCATAGTAACTGCAAATATCACGGATTTTTAATTCTTTTTCAATCATCGCTCTTCACCAATCCTCTCCGTCAAAACTTAATTGTCCGGGCAAAACACCATCCTGCATCCACCAGTGATAAACCTCAAGTCCATTAGCGTGTTGTGTAGCTTTGCCTCTTAGCTTTCTCACTTCGAGCATTTTATCGAATGCTCGTATGTACATATTTCTGTACTTGGGATATCGTGCAAACTCCGCAAATCTCTTCTTCTTACTAGCCATCGGACAGCCAATGCATCCAACACGGTCAAATCCACAACTGTATAACGGATTAAGATTAATGTGTTCTTGGTTGATGTACTCCCTAACATCACTATCCGACCAATCACAAATAGGGTTGAAGATTATCTTCCCTTGTAACTGACAATGCTCAACTATCTGCCTCTTATCGTCATTGCCATTGTTAAGGACAATTCTATTTGACAGATTAGAAGTATAAGTTTCGATTACTCCCTTCGACCGTCTTTTCGTACTTTCGGCTCTTCGCACTCCTGTGGCAATAGCACGATTCTTACCGCCTGTCTCCTTCAGAATTGCACAACAATATCTTACTAACCTTGTAGGAGGAAAGCCTTTTTGCACTATCAGTGACCACATAGATGTTGGCTTGCCCTTGTATCTCGGCATATCAATGTTGCATTTTATGCCTTTAGACTCCTCTAACTCCTTAAATTTATTGCGTATGTGGTAAACTGTTTCGGGAGCATCAGCCGTTGTGTGACTATGTTGAACCTCAAAATCTATTCCTGATTTAACGGCTAAATCTAAGATAATGTCGCTGTCTTTACCACCTGAGTAACAAAGCATAAGCGGTTTATCATAATAATGCTTACTTATCTCTGCTCCGTCACGAAGTCGCATTATAGCAACCTTTTCTAAGTCCATTACTCTTCACCGTCCTCAAACATTTGCAATATATCTCAGGGCTTCAAGATTTAATTTATAAAGTCGCTTTGCTCCGAATCCGAAATGGCGACTCAATATTATGGAAGCAAGTTCCAGCCCGTAACCGATACCGGTATCAAACATTTCACCACGAATACGATCTTCGTGCTGTTTACTTCTTAATTTCCAGTTGCTTTTCATTTATCACAACTCCTATTTTCTTTTTGTTTATCATACAAACATATCCACCCCAAAGGGACCTGCCTAACATACGGACACTTTTTACAACAATAGACACATATGTATAAGCCTTTTTTTGAATATGGACATTTCCGTATGCTACATGGATGATATTCGTGTTTACACTTTCGACAAACCTGCAATTTCATAATCAATCACCCAATTGCAGATATTTTTCAATTGTCTGCTTTGCTGATGTACTGCCATAACATACCTTTACGGCGTATCCGCACCGTGAAAGATTCTGCAACCATTTATCCTGATGTTCAGAAGTCTTATTGTTGCCGACTTTAAGCTCAATATATAAGCCGTGATATTTACCTTTTGGCACAGCAAGGCATAAATCCGGAACACCTGCCCTAACTCCTTGCCTTTTAAGATGTGCGGCTTCGGCTTTATCTCTTCTGCCACCATTTGGAACAGCGTACAGCATTGAAAGTTCAGGATGTATTTTCATTTGCACACATTTATCCGCCCATTTAATGAGTTTACATTGCTCCTGTGCTTCAGACATCATTTTCATTTCCTCTCGTAAAACGGTAATTCTTATTTTTATCGGCTTTAATAAAAATTTTCGGATTAGCCATTTCTGAAATTCTACTGCCTAAAGCCTCATCAATCTGCGAAATCTGTTCAAGTGATAATTCAGATGTTATGATAGTCGGCAATCCTTCATTGTATCTGTAATTGATAATCTTAAATGTAGCATTGACATCAGCTGTTGAGACAAAATCGCCCCTGCGAGTTTTAAAGAAATCATCAATGTAAAGAATTTCCGATTGCTTATATGAATTTATGAGAGCTTCATACACCTCTAAATTACTCGATGCCTGCTTGATTTTGGTAATATCATCCTGCCAAAGCATATATTTAGGTGCTTTGCCTTTTTTGAGTAATGCTCCGACAATAGCCGTACATATATGTGTCTTTCCACAACCGGGCTGACCGCCGAAGAAGAACCAATCGGAGCATTTGTCAATGTACTCATATGCTTTATCTTTCACATATTTCTGCCAATCTGAGGTTGTCTTGTAACTTTCAAAAGTATATCGTTTAAGAAGTTTTTGAAGACCGCTGTTCTGCATTCTGTGAAGTTCATCTCGAATTTTCATACAATCACATTTGCAAGCAACCACATCATATGTAACCTGCCCGAAAGGCGTTTCGCCTGCCTTTACACGGTAAATATAGCCTCGGTTCATACATTTCTCGCACTCATAGCCAATGAGCTTACCGGGTGTTGAGTTAAACACTTTTGCTTCTTGTTCGGCTCTTTCTCTCGGAGTGAGTTCTTTAGAAGACTTTCTCGCCCGTTGGATAATTTCCTCCGCTCTCTGTGGTGACATTATTCTTGACATTATCGCTTGGATTGAATCCATATCCTACACCTCCTCTGTCTTGGACCTTATTAAGCCATTTAGTAATGAACCCTTTAATGCCGGTTCTTGTTTTTCTCCTGCTCGGATTAGCTTCGAGCCACCCCAACATCGAACGCAATTGTTGTTCTACATCAACAGCAGGATACAAAATTTTGTAGTGCTGAACATCAGATTTTGAAACTGAATAATTACTCTTATCGTTCAAGGGTAATGTAATAAAAATATTTTCACCGGCGGTGTCGGCTGCATTTGCAGACGGCATCGCATAATAATTATTTCTATTTACTTTACTTTCCTTTACTTTACTTTTCTTTGTGCCATTCTCGGAGAGATTATGTTCATTCTCGGAGAGATTATGCTCATTTTCAGGTATAACTATATAAGCCTTTGTTTCTTCCGTTTTCAAAAGCCAATATAATCTATTTATTGTGCGACCTCGCACGGAGCGTTTTTCGATAGCGTACATATATCGTTCTTGCATCATTTTGTTGGTCAGTATGCTCTCCCTATCAAACAGCCCGTTATCAAACAGCCCAATTCGTAAGCAAAGCTTAACTACCTGATTTACCGTATCTGATTTAATTCCACCGCTCATTCGTTTCGCTATCGTGGCAGCACTGGTTTCTTCTCGCCACTCATAATAGTAACCATTTGTTGCATAAGCTTTGGTACAAATCCAAAAAAATACTCCAAAGCCGTCCCAACCCTGTGCATCAATAAGCACATCAAATCTCTCATCATCATCGAACAAGTGAACATCCCAAGCCGCAAAGTCAAGCCCTCGCTTTGGTTGTCCAGCCATTCACTGTATCACCTCTTTCTTTTTGTATTAAGTTTCAGCTTTGTACAAAGATATTCATCAAGCTCTATACCGTAGATTTTGTACTTATCAAACAGCTCTTTTTCGTGCCGATGTGCTTCATCGTGGTGCTTTCTGCAAAGGCATATAGCTTTTAATCCTATATGTACAATCTGTTCCCTATCTCGCCCCATACCAATTCTGTCAACATGATGAACTTCACCTAGTGCATTGCATATTGCACACTTACGATTTTCAAGACAACTGTACAAGTATCTGCCTATATCATCTGTAACATTAAGCAGAGTATCTCTTGTTCCGATATTTTGGTAGAAACAAAAATCTATCAGATAGCTTATGAAATCTCTTGCTACGCTTTTTTCGCAATCAGACAGCGAAAAGTATTCAATGCCAAATTCACCGCAAAAATTAAACTTGAAATATTCTTTAATCCATTCGGGATTATCTCCGCACCAAAATGCTATATCTCTGATGATTGCGTATATTTTTCTTCGCTGTTCGGCAGAAATCGTGCGTCCGTCAACAATTCTGAGTTCAATTTCATGTACTTGTTTCTGTGCAAGTTCTCTGCCGATACGCTCATGCGGTCTTACTATTAAGTTATATCCGTCATAAGATACTATGTTCGCTGATGTAATCATACTAAGTCCTCGTGTTGGTGCATATAAACGAAGAAACTGTTATTACCCATATTTTGATACAACCATTCATCGCACTTTTCTTTGCTCAAATGTGTACGAAGAACTCTATCTTCGTACACATATTGACCTTTCAATCGTTTATCTTTTATTCGATTAAGTAATTCTGTTTTTGAGTAGTTAGCTTCTACAAGATACAAATCGTAGTTCTTAGCTGTTATATGAGCGATTTCCGATGTATCAGTTGCGTATATAACTTTATATATCCCCTGTTGAGTGTTGAAGTGTAACTTCCAGCCGATATTAGGAACATCATGCCGAAGTGGTACTGCTGAAAAAGTAATATTGCTGATTGAGTACCATTTATCCTGAGCGACTATGAAAGAATTGTATTGAAAGGAGGTATCACCTAATAAAAAAAGCTTTTTGCAAAGATAATTGGGGTAAATTATCCGAATACAAGGGTGTTCGGACAGCAGTCGCTTTAGAGTAGCAACATTACAATGGTCTCCGTGTTGATGAGTTAAAAAAACATATTTAACTCGGTCAACCACTTCACACTCAACAAGTTTGCTGAACGGCACTCCGCAGTCAATCAAGACCTGACCGTCAAGAAAGACTGCGTTGCCCTTAGAGCCTGTGCTTATTATCTCTAAATCAATCATTTCATTCTGCAAGATCATCAATAGAGAACTGTTCTTCATCCGGTTCAGATGAAGATGAATTGTAAATTTCAGGTGTTTCAGCAGGAACTTCTGCATCAATTATGGTATCGGTGTCATAATCGGGAGTTCCGTCAGCATTGATAATATGATTATCAGCTTCATATGCTGTCTGCATTTCAACACTCATAATACCCCATTTGCTTATAAGCTGTCTGAGCATTGTCTTTTTTGCCATAGCATCAAAATCCTTTGCCCAAAAAGTGTAACTTGTACCCTTATTGACATCGCTTGCATATCCGGCTGAATACTTTAATGCGTGCTGTTTCATCTTATTCTTACTCCAGTAAAGAGCCTTTTCAAAGCCATTTACATAGCGAAAATAAGCATAGTATCCGATAGTTTCGGCAGATTCACGCTCTGTTTCATCTTCAATCATTTTAATTGCTATTTCCTCGGTGAGTGGATCCCAGTTAAGTAGTTCGCCCTCTTTTACTTCTACAACATTAAGTCTTTTATACTGACCACTACGAATAGCGAGCTGTATGTATCCACGATAGCCAAGAACAAATGTAGCTGTTGTACGCTTATTCTTTCTGTCCTTAAACGGGACCATATAATACTGACCGAGCTGTGGTGACGGAGGAAGTCCGAGAGAGTGACCGCAAAGAGCCGCCGAAAGAATTGTAGCTGCATCGCATTCTTCGAGTGCAGGATTTGTACTCACCACAGATGTGATAGCCGCCGTAAATTTCTGAATTTCCTTCGGGTCTTTCATTGAGTTTGAAAGACTTTTCTGAAAAGCCTGTGTCTGGAGCATTGACGAAAACTTCGGCTTTCTCTGCTGAATCTGATTGTTTTGATTATTATAATTACTCATAGCGCAATCCCCTTTCGTTGATTAACTGCTTAACAGTGAGTGCAAAATCTTTAAGCTGTGATTTTGTACCGTAAACCTTGAATGACAATGACAGAACTTTTTCATCTTGCTGTGGCTGTTCTGATATTTCTTCAACCGGAGGAGCAACTTCTTCAGGCACATTTGCAACAAACGGTTCATATTCGTCAAGAGTGTTGCTCACAGCCTGCTCGGCTTTTTCACGCTCTGCTCTTTCGGCTTCTGCCCTTGCTTTTTCTTCTTCAATAGCCTTGTACCTCTCGGTTACGGAAGTTATTGCAACCGATACATTCAAAGACCGCTTATACTCGTACAGGATTTCGTCCTTGTGCTCCTGCGTTGCGATAAGCTTTAAGTCATCCATAATCTTGTCAAGGTTAGATTTTATAGTTTCTTTAAGCTTTTTGAGAGATACGCTCATAGTAATGTTTAAACTAACTTGCTCATATGCCACAAAATCAATACCGAGTGATTTTGAATACTCATCAAAATAGCTTTTTGATTTTTCGTACTTTTCCTGTTTAAGACCCTGCTCAATGGTGTCAACCTTACCTTTAAGGGCGGAATCAGCTTTCTTATAAGGCAATAACACGCAATCTTTGTAAACTGTTTCAAAAGCCTCATAAGGTGTTATTATTTCCGATTTAACCGCTTTTCGGCGAGTTTCAAATTCCGCAAATTCCTTATTAAGCGATGAACGCAACTTCTTGATTTCCTTGTAGTTTTCGTCTGTACATATCATTTTGCAGGCAGTGTTTACCTTTTTCTCAATTTCAGATTTAACCAGCTTGAGATTCTCGATAATGACAGGAATCTGAGCTACCTGAATTAAATCGGTTGAATCAGGTTCTGCATCATTAACTGTTGACAGATTTTTTACTTCTTCCATATCAGCAGTTTCAAGCAAATTAACGGGTTCTGTAATTTTGGTCATTTTATGTTACCTCCTTAATCTATTGACCATTCTTCCTCGGTAATGCCGTGAAAAAGTTCGGCACATTCACGAGAACAGAAAATATCATCATTTGTATCTCTGAAATATGTATAATCATATCTGAGTTCTGCGTTGCACGCTCTGCAATGCCCCATTACCAGTACTTGCGGTGCGTTTGGGCACATCGGATTACACGGAGTGCTTCTGCATACTTCGCACATTTTAATATCTCCTAACTATTGATTTTTCGATTCAATATGATATAATGAGCTTGTTTAAATTTCTTTTTGTTTAATCCCGTGTTGCTGTTCCTAAGCAATGCGGGATTTCTCTTTGCCTGCAAGTTGCATTTCAAACAACGCCTTTGATACTCTTTCAGCTCTGAGTTCTTCCCTGATAAGCTGTTCAAGGTAATAATCCTCAAGGCGTTCACCGTTTGCATCACCAAATCGGCTGATAATAACCGCCAACTTGTTCTTAGCGTGTGCCTTAGCAATTTCAAACTCAGATTCAGTGCATATGTATCCGTTTGAGGATATAAAATCAGTGTAATTCAAAATATTTTCCCACCTTTATATTTGATAAACATTTTGCTAAGGTCCGCAAAATGTTCTTTTCATCAAACAACCTTGTAGTCGTTGGCATTTTCAACCCCCACACATTCAAAATTGAATGCTTCGGATTCAGGCGTTTCAAGGGCTTTGAGCTTGCGGGCAAGTTCTGCGTTTTTCGCTCTTTCGGCAACATATAAGGCTATCACTTTGTCAAGCTTTGCCTTTGTTTTTTCGAGGTGGCTGTTCGCAATGTCACGCTCCTGCTCGGTGCTTGCAAGACTTTTTTGCGTGTATTTAAGCTGGTCTTTGCTGTCACGGTACTTTTTTCTAAGCGACCTTTTTGTTTCTAAATCTTTAAATGCCATTTGTTACACTCCTTTCAACGGGTTTGAACCGAGAATATAATTGAGAAACGGTATTCTCGGAATACGGATAGATGTGCCGACTACAATTACATTGAATCCCAATTTTTCGGGTTCGTCCTTTGCCTGTTCACGCAACTTTTGCGGAGCAACTCCAATAGCCTTTGCGGCGTCCTCAGAAAGCAGATAGAAATCACTGCTATCCATAATTTCTTTGATTTTTTTGTTCATCTGAACTGTGTCCATACTTTTCGCCTCCTATTTTTCGTTGGTAATTTTATCTGAAACGATTTCGACTGATTCAACATCAGCAACGCTGAGAGCCAGCTTGAGCAGTACAACCTCGCTGACCGTTCGTGTTATCTGATAGCTTGTAACATACGGAATTTCTGTTCCGTCAATTTCAAGAAGGAACTTGTCCTTTGTGTCAATAAGTTTAAGTTTTGCCATTTTCTCACCTGCTTTTCGATATTTTATTGCTTTATTACCCAAATAATGTTATTATTTATTTAGAAAGGTGGTGCACATATGAGTGACCAAAACATAAATGATACTGCTTATGGTGTTACAAAAGCTGTTTTAGAATCAGAAGCAGTAAGTAATCTTACAAATCCACCAACAAAAGTTGTAGGTGGTCTGTTAGCCGATTTCATAAACTTGACTGCCGGTGGCATACATTATGTCTCAATGAAAGCTGAATTAAAGCGTCAAAAAAAATTTGAAGCTTTCAAAAGCAACATTGAAAAAGGTGTAGAGAATATCCCACCTGAAAATCAAGTTGAACCGAGAGAATCAATTATCGGACCGGCTGTTGAAAAAGCAAAACACTATATGAATGAAGATGAAATTCGTGAAATGTTTGAAAAGTTAATCATCAATTCATTCGACAATAGAAAAATTGAGAAGATTCATCCGTCTTTTTCTGACATTATTCAGCAAATGTCACCTATAGATGCCCAGAATTTGAAATGTTTTGCAAACGAAGAGCGTTTACCTGTGTGCGAAATACAATTAAACCTAACAGACACTTCTCACAGAACTTTGCTAACTAATGTTTTTTGCGGTAATAAATTGTGTAATTCAATTGAACAACAATCAATATCTTTGTCATCCTTATCTCGTATAGGGATTATAAAAATTGCATACGATGAATACTTAACCGATGATTCGTTTTATAAGATTTTTGATTCATTACCTTTAGTGATAGGTTTGAAAAATCAAGTTGAAGCTGATAACAAAATTAATAACACTAATTTTAAAATTGATTTGCAAAAGGGAGTGGCAACACTTACTCCTGTTGGAAAAGCGTTCATTGATGTTTGTCTTCGTCCTTTGCCCACTTAATCAGATCCATAATTTGAGCGTCGTGCTTATCAAGGTAGCTGTCTATTGTTTTATACAAATGGGCGGCTACTATTTTTATTGCTAATACTGCTGAAACAAAAGCTGTGCAAAGCATTAGCAGTCCTAAAATTATTATTACTTCCGTCTTTCTTCACCTCTTTTCAGCAAAGTCCGTTTAATGGGGCTGTGATTGTGGTATTATTGATTGTGTGGGTGAGATATTACCTACTGTTCTTTTTAAGAATTTCGTTGACAACTGACTTTTCTTCATTCGTCAGTAAGTTTTCAACCGGTGTATCCGTAATTTCAGCAATTTTCTGTCTTACTGAAATTTTAGGAATAACGCCATTACGCCAGTTTCTGATATTAGCTTTGCTCATTTCTAATTGAGAGAGTAACGAACAAAGTGTTATATTTCTTTTATCGCATATATCTGACACAATTTTGTAAAAATCCACAATTTATTACCTCCTTTTTTATTGATAATTTAGGTTGACAAATGTGCACTATACCTTTATAATTTAATCAGTTAAAAAAATTAGATTACAAAGTTGGTGCACATTCACACACCTATTTTCGTCAAGTTAATGTCCCCACATCGTCTTGACAAGTTTATTATAGTGCATAAAAGTGTACTTTACAAGTGCATTTTTGAAATTTAGGTGCATTTATATGAACTTCGTGAAAAGTGCACAAAAGTAGAGGTGCATTTTTGTGTTCTTTGATTTATTGGATTCAATATGTAAAGAGAACGGTACAACGGTTACTGCGGTTTTGGTTGCAGTTGGTTTGAGTAAAGGTTCTATACGCAATTGGAAAAACGGTGTTTTACCTAAATACCAAACTCGCCTTAAAATAGCCAATTATCTTGGTGTTCCTGTTGAAAGGCTTATGACTGAGCAGGAAATCGAAGAAGAAAAGAAACAGCATGAGCAGATTGAAAAGTTAGTTGAAGATGTTGCAAGAAAGTTTTCTTCTCCTCTTCCAAAAGCAAATTTTGATGAACTTTCATATGCCGCCTATCAAGAAATGGAAGGAGAAAGCGAAGATTTTAAAAATGATGTACTCAGCTATATCAAATTTAAAAAATCTCAAAAAGGAAATGATTGAATGACTTTAGAGGATATTTATTTTGAATGTGAACAAAAAGGGATAACTGTTGATTATTTCAAAACTGACAAAGCAAAAGCATTTTCTTTTCCTTACGAAAACGGAATTGTAGTTCTTGACAAAAGCAAGATTGAAACTACTGCCGAGGAAACAGTTTTGCTTGCTCACGAAGAAGTTCACATAGATTTAGGTGCTTTTTATTTATTCACAACTCCATTAACCGTAAAAGGGAAAATGGAACAAAAAGTAAAGAAACACACAATAAAAAAGCTCATCCCTTTGGACGAGCTGAAAGAAGCGGTTCACAACGGTATAACAGAGCCGTGGGAACTTGCCGAATATTTTAATGTCACAAATAAATTTATGGTTGAAGCAATGGAATTTTACAGAGATAATTTATTGATGTAGCCGTAAATTTTTTACAATTTATAGTGCCTGTTCTGCACATTATTTTTATTACAGAAAGTTGGGATAATATGGGATTTTTAGATAAATTATTCAAATCACATAAAACAGAACTGCACCAACAAATAGATTCTCCTACAAAAACAGATACTCCAAAGGAATTAGAAGTTCAAAAAGAAGTTGACGCAAATGAACAGCTACCACAAGCTGTTAAAAATGCTTTACTTGAAAACCCATTTATCAATGAATATAGAAATGAATCTTCTGATAATGCTGTATATTTACTTTTCTGTGATTATGCAGGAGCTGAAAAATGGATAAGAGATTCGGCAAAGCCTGAATCATATTTTAATAATTACATTAAGGCTTTACAAATATTAACAGAAATCTGTAAATATAATGTGCGAAAAACTTCAGGACACCCTTTACCAAAAGAACAACTAAAAGAATTGAAAAATAACTACGAGCAAAATACAAATAGATTTATTCTTAGATATTGGAAATCCACTCTTTTAGCTGCCAATAAATTGAAAACTGATAAGGGCAAGCAAAATAAAATAAATAATTTTTTTGAAGATATATCCAACAAATACAGTTCATATTTGACCGACGAAAATTTAAGATTTGTTGATTCTCTAAAATCAGATAATCAAAGCGATGTTTCTTTAGAAAAAATACCCGTTACTTGTGGTAGTTATGATGTAAGCACTGTTGAAAATATAAGAGCCATTCCGTGTATAAACTCTGAGGTTATGTTTTTATTGCAGAAAGCCGCTACCAATCACAAAGCGAACGGAGATTTAGATTTAGCGGTAGAATGTCTTTTAAAATCTAATCAGATTTCTGATTCTCTTTCATATGAGAAAATGCACCTTACTGAAAAGCAGTACCTACGAGTAATAAAGTATGCCGAATTGTTAAACAAAGAACTTTCAAAACAAATTGAGGATAAGGCAAGAAAAGAACATCCTGAAATGTTTCCTGACATTATACTTACTAAAGAGTGCGAAAGCTTTAAACGACAAATTAAAGCAATGCACAACTTAAACCTGAGTTATATGCAATTAACTACATCAAACAGTTGTGATTTTTGTAAGGGGTATGACAATAAAATTTATAGTATAAACAAAACAGATAATACACACCCATATGTTTATGATTTACCAGTATTTTTACGCACGGGAAGATGTCCTAAGTGCAGAATTTACATAGGTTACTATATGTATTGTCCGGAACTTGAAGATTTAAGTGTCCCTTTGTCAAAAAATGAAATTGAGGAACTTAATAGATTAAGAAATAAAACACTATGACATTATTATTTGAAAGGTGTGTTATCTATGGTATGTAAAAATTGCGGTGCAAATGTCGGCAAAGAATACAGACTTTGCCCTTACTGTATGTCCGAACTTGAATATCCCGAAAACAAAGCAGAACAGCAACCAATTATTATTCAGAATATAATCAATAATCAGCCAAATGTGGCAACCTCTGCCCCTCCGACTGTATCTCATCATCAGTTGTGCAGTCCTAAAGATAAAAGTATGACATTGATTTTGTGTGTTGTTCTCGGTATGCTCGGCGCTCATTGCTTCTATGCAGGTAAAGCAGGTATGGGTATCCTCTACCTCTTCACAGGCGGACTTTTCGGCATAGGCTGGATTGTTGATATAATCAGAATTGCCACAGGCTCATACACCGACAGCCATGGTCTGCCGATTAAATAGAATAAAAAAATCCGCCCTAAAATAGGAAATCAATTTCCCCTTTTGGGGTGATAAAGCGAAAATGTCCACTCGAATGGACAAAACAAATCCTGAAAATGTCCAATCAATTGGACAAATTGGAACGATAAAGCGAAAATGTTTACTCAAGTTTACATTTTGCAGTAATGTTGAGGTGGTAACTTGAGGAGGGTTTGACGGGTTTTTCTAACCTTTCGTATAAGAAAAATAAACTAATATTATATATAGAAAGGGTTCTTTAAAATCGCACCAAACCCACCACAAGCCTCCGCACATAAGCAATAAAAAATCCGCCCTGCTCGACTGGTCCTCGAACAGAACGGAATCATCCACACAGGGTGCAGATGACGCAATTAAACGCAAGATAATTGTATCACAATCCCTTGTGTTTTTCAAGTAATTTAAAGCACAAGGGATTTTTGCACCCTTTTTTAAGCAAAAGGAGTGTATAAAATGAAACTGCCTAACGGCTACGGCTCTGTTTATAAGCTGAGCGGAAACAGGCGCAATCCGTGGGTTGCCTGCGTGACAATAGGCTACAACAAAGAAACACGCAATCAGGAACGCAGAGTTATAGGCTACTTTCCCAACAAGCCGAAAGCTCTGAACGCTCTTGCTGATTACAATCAAAACCCGTTTGATGTTGATTCGGCAAGACGCACTTTTTCAGAAATTCATGAACTTTGGTACAAGGAGTTCATCACCGAAGACACAAATCCGAACACCAAAAGACAGTATAATGCGGCATACAAACAATGCTCAATGTTATACAATCGCAAGATGTCCGATATAAAAATCATTGATATGCAACGGGTTCTCGACAACTGCAACAACGGTTATCAATCGGTTAGGCGAATTAAAATTCTGTTGAACAAAATCTACGAATACTGCATATTTCACGATATGCTCCATAACAATCTTGCAGAAAAATTGAAAATCAATGCCAAGTCAGATGAAACAAAACGAGCACGCAGGGAGTTTTCGGAAAGCGAAATAAATCTTTTGTGGGAATATTCAAATCTTGATTCGGTAAAAATAGTGCTTATGCTGATTTATTCGGGAGTGCGTGTATCTGAACTTCTCAATCTGAAAATTTCAAATGTAAACCTTGACGAACAGACTTTCTTTGTTGAAAGTTCAAAGACCGATTCAGGTGTACGAACCGTGCCTATAGCAGACAAAGTATTGCCGTTTTGGCAGAAATTCATCAGCGATTCTCAATGTGGATATGTTCTGAATAACACCAATGGCAAGCCGCTGAAATACGATAACTTTAAACGCAACTACTGGACACCTCTGCAAAACGATTTAGGATTTGACCACACCATACACGAAACAAGACACACCTGCATTTCAATGCTTGTATCGGCAAATGTGAACCACACAATCATCAAAAAAATAGTCGGTCACAAGTCGAAAATGGACTTGACCGAAAAGGTTTACACCCACATAAACCCAAAAGAATTAGTGAATGCAATCAACAAAATATAGTCTTATATTATCCTGAATTGTTCATAATTATGTTCCGTAGCTTACATATAGCTAACAAAATCCCCCATTTTCCCCATTCCTATCCCCCTTGCAAGTTACCTGCACCAGTAAAGGTGGTTTTTTAACCGCCTTTTATTTTTTGCCAAAATTACTTAAAATGCCTTAAAAGTGGCTTAAACACTGGGTTTTTGAGATTTCAAAAATTCAG